ACATTCATAGTGTCGGAGCCGAAAGAACTCCAGGGAATGAATGTGAGCGTGCTTCGAAGATCGGTCGGATCGTATAGTTTTTCGACGACGAGAGCGGAAAGAACCGCGGAAATTCGACCGCCATTAGTGGATAGAGTCGAGAAATTAAGATTGGCCATTAGAATAAACCTCGGAAAATAAAAGTGTTTTGATTTGTTTTCGCGCCTGTCGCTCTTTATCGGAGAGCGTATTCCCGATGGCTATTTCTTGCATAATCAGAACGAGATATCTCGTCAAGTTTATTTGATGACGCCTTCCGCTCGAAGCGCGGCGAGAATCGATTCTTTATCTCCTCCGAGTCGACCGGAGTTTTTCTTTCGAATAACCGCGAGCTCTTCTTCTCCGAACGCTCTCGATTGATGATTGTTAGGTTGACCTGTTCCGATGTTAGGATTCGGAGCGGATTTCGTCTCGACTTGTTTCGGAGCTTCGTTCGAAGTCGAAGTCGGAGTCGAAGTCGTTCGGAGAAACGGAGCGAGAATCGGACTCGGATTCTCTCGTTGACCGGTTAACCAGTCGCCGAAATTCTTCTCTTTGTCTTCTCTCTTCTCGAATCGAGTTCGAACGAATTCTCGAACTTCGTTATCTTTGACGCCGACATCGTACAACGAAAGATCCTGTCGGTGACGATTATTCGTCGATTCGAAATTCTTTTGAAGCTCTTCGAACTGAGTCGTCAACGCCGAAAGAGCCTCTCGAGCCGATGTCGCGTCGTTCTCCGCTTTCGTTCTTCGATCTGTCTCTTCTCGAAGTCGATAACTCGGAACCGTCGCTTCGTTCGAACTGGTCGCGGTTGTCGTTGTGGTTTCTGCTGCCGTTTGATCTGGGGATTGATCATCCATCGATTGTTACCTCTTGAATGGTTGTTGTTTCGTTAGTAGAAAGAATCTCTTCCGCTCTTTGAATTGCGAGAAGTCGTTCGACCGCTTCGTCGTCGCTTCGAATCGTTGGATTCAATCGACGAACTGCATCGATTCGAGAAATTAAACCGAGAGCGATTTCTTTCTCGACTGTCTCGACCTTTGATCGTCTCTCTTCGCTTGACTCCTGGTCTCCTCGATATTGAATCGAATAGAGATTCGAGAGCTCCGGAAGATCTGTTCCTCCATAAGCGTTCGAGAGTCGAGCGGCGAGAACTAGAAGATCCTTGTCGGAAAGAGATAACGAACTTTGAATCTCTTTCGCTTTCCTTCTTTGACCGTCTCTCGAAACGACTATCGCATACCCTGATTGACCGGAGGTTACTTGAAGATCGGACGGATTCAATCCGGCATAGATCGCGAGTCCGCGTTCGAATACTTCGAGAGCTTCCGCCGCGCTTCTCGGTTCCATCGTTGGATTGAATTGGGATAACTGGGCGCCGCCCGCTCCGCTCGACGAGAACTTCAATATCGATTTGCGGTCGGTCGGAACGACATCGACAGAAACTCCGCCGATATTTCTCGTTACTCCGGCTTGCGACTCCGCGTCGAGAGCATAGCGTTGAGGGTGCGCCGCGTTAACAAATCCGTCCTGCCAATTTGACCAAAGAGAACACAATCGCAAAGTTCCCAAAACGAGTTCGGTCCCTGCTCGCCAGGACCATAACTTCGAACTGACTTTCGAATGATACAACACGAAAGGGAGAATCGGATTTTGTTCTCGGTCATAATAAGGATATTTTCCGGCGAGCTCCGGAGCGAAGTCTTTCGTCGCTTCGACTCTCTTTCCTCGATTGTCGACGACATCGATTCGGAAGATCGGATTCGCGGGATCGCTAATGTCCCAAACTTCCCAAGTCCAGAAACCTTTTCCGGCGGAGTTCGCTCGATGTCGTAACCATTCGACTCCGATCATTTGATCCGGCTTCTTCTTATTAGGAATCAGAACGACCGAGTCCGGCTCGACGATTCGATATCGAACTTCCTGGTCTTCGTTCGACCAGTCGAGACGAAGAATCGATTCGTTTAATGCTCGAATCTTGAGTTCGTTCTCTCGTTGTATCGGCCATAATCGCGAAGTGACTATCGAAGAGAGATCCGCTTCTTCTTCTCCTTCGACCGAAACTAACGGCGCTTCCGAATAACTCGTCGCTAATTGTTGATTGACCAGGAGAAAAGTATTCCTCGAAAGATCCGGAGCGAGTTCGAGATCCGCCGCGATTTCTGCGGCGAAGAGCTTTCGAATGTCGTCTCGAACATCGTCTTCGAATTCTCCGGATAGTAGTCGGAGCCGGAGAGATTGCTCTCTCCATCGGTTCCGGTCGTCGTCTTCTTTCGGTTTGATCGCGCTTGGAATCATTAACATTTGAAAACCCTCGTTCGAATTACTTTAAGCTATTATCAATCGACCTGCACTATTTGGAGCGAGAGCCGGCGAGAGATAGACTTCGCTAATATACATCGCAGCATCGAATGGGTCCTTGAGATCGCATCGATTCCCTCCTCGCCAGTGTCGGAGTGAGTTTATTAATTTCCCACATTTATGATGAACACGGAGTCTACCGTCGACGCAAGCGTTCGAAGTTAGTCGAACGCGAGCATCGACCGACCCTCGTTTCTTGTATGGAACTGCGATTCGAAACGGCGGTCGACTCGTTCCGGCTATATGCGAGAACGCTCTCATCAAGAGCTCGTTCATTGTGAACCCCATCCCGAGTCGACCTCCGGAGTTCACATCGCCGCGAGCATCGGAAACATCGGACATCGAAAGTCCCCATCGTTCCAACATCTCGACGACTGCTTCCGCTTCACTCGATGGAGTCGACCGATCTTCGTTCGAGTATTCATCGAGAACCCAAACTGTTAAACCGTCGAACACAACGAGATAACAGAGCGATTTTCCTGGTCTCTCGCCGTGATCCCATCCGAGTCCGATTGCTTCGACTTTCGATGGAGCTTCTTCGTCATCGAAGATATTTCCTTCGGTGAATCCGGATACCCATCGACCTTTCGTGATTCCGTCCCATTCACTTAGTATTCTTTGTTGATATTCCCAAGGAGAACACTCGGATATTTGAGCGTCGATATCTTCGACCGTTCGATGCGGTGCGTTCTCGATTGTTAGTGGAACATGTTGAACATGCCATCCGGGTTCCGGTTCGATTGATTCCTCTTGAGATCCTTCGAGAATGTTTTTCAACCATGATACTGGGCGTCCTACTGGAGTAGCCGAAATCCAGATCGGTCCCATGTCCATAGACAAACGTGCCCGGAGGCCCTGGAAATGAGATTCTTTCGGCGGTTCGTCGACCCATGCCCATTGAACCCGTTCTCCTTCGAGAGCGAGAAGAGTTTGTTCGCATCCTTTACCGACCATGATTCCGCCGCCGTATTCGTCGGACATCTTTATAATCTTCTGACCTCGATAAAGATATCCGACTCCATCAATGTATCGACAAGACGGATCGAGAGCTCCTCTCGGTTCGAGTTGTCGCATCGCTTTGCATGCGGTCTTCCATCCTGTTTTTAGATCCGGAGCGAGAAGCCATCCTTCCGAACCAGGAGCCGGAACTTCTCTCGCGAAATGTTTTCCCAAAAGATGGAACCATGCTTCCGCGCCCGCTGCGAAACTCTTTCCGAGTTTATTCGCCGCTATGAACGCTCTCTTTCTTGACTGCGATTCGTGGAACTCTCGTTGGGGTGGAGACATTCCTCCGAATCCAGGACGAGAGAAAGAATATCGAACGAGCGGTTCTTTCGCGATAGCATTAACAACGAACGCCGCCTGTTCTCTATTCATCACGGATATCCGTCTCGGCGATAGCACTCTCGATGATATCATCTGGAAGATCTCGAACCGCTTCGACGATCTCCTGTCTTCCTTCCGGAGAGAGAAGATCGAGCGAACATCTCCTCGGAGCTTCGATCTCTGCCTCGACGCGTTCTCCGTTCGATCTCTTTCCGAATGTGAGAACATCGGGAACACGGTCGAATAACAAAGAGAGAGCGACTATCGCTTCTTTCGCGCTCCGAGAGTTCATCTCTCGCGGATTTCCCTCGTCATCTACTCCGGCGACCTCGCGCATTAACCTCATCGCTCCGAGTCGAAGAAGCTGTTTCGCCTCGTCATCGAGCCAGTCTTCGCGTTCAATAGGNCGAGCCGGAATCAATCGAACGACCTGATCTTTCTTGTTTTTCGGTCGAGACATATCAACGCGATAACTCGTTCGAGCTCACATCGCATGTTTTACATGAGGGTTTGAAAAGTCCGATTTCCTAACGAATCAACGAGAACGAGCGTTCGACGAGGAATAACGCTCGATTTTATAGATTAGAGAGATATCTTTTGCTTAGTTTTTTATTGATCGAGAGCTTAACACTAACGAACCGACGAAAAGAGAGGTTCTTTCTATACATTAAGTCGATTCACTAAATTAACGCCTCGTTCAATAAAAAATTAAGCTTTTCTTTCTTTTAGAGTCTTTTTGTCCTGTTTCGAGCTTAAATCGTCGGGATGGTCGACCAGGAGTCCAAAACGTGTGTATCTCTCTTGTTTTGATAAACACGGCAAAAAGAGAGCGTTCGAACGATGTTATTCGCGAAATAGCCTCGAAAGCGTGTTTATCTCTCTTTTTAGTCTGTACACAACAAAAGAGAGCGTTCGAACTATGTTAATTAGATTTTGAGAGCGTCCGTGTTGATACGTGTGTATCTCTTTCCTATACATATACAGTATACAAATATATTTCTATTACCTCTCTATATACTACCTCTCTCTATTATTATATTCAAACTGTATAGAGAGAGATAAACACATATAAACACGGAAGAGGATATCCGACTTCGAATCTCTCTTTTTGCCGTGTACAGGCTATCAAAAAGTTGTACACATTTGTACACATCAATACACGGTTGACCGTTGCAGTCGAATCGTGTTACACTGATCTCGGCTCTTTGGTGGGGCTGGGGAGTCGCTCTCCCCTTTTATTTCCGCCCCGCTATTCTTCGAGCCGTCCCACTATCATACAGGAGCCGCCTTCGATGCCGATCTCTCTCTCGCACTTGCCGAAATCCCCTTCTTCCAACTATTATCGATCTCGCGTTCTACATGGAGACGATTACACTTCGACCGGCTGGTTCGAGTCGAACGAAGCTCCGATCAAGAAAGAGAATTGTCTCGGCGCTGGGTGCGTCTTCCTCGACTTCGATCTCGTCGACTATCTCGAAATCTCGAAAGACGAGCTCTATCTCCTCGAAGACGACACCATCGACGAGCACTTGATTGATTTGTTCGACATCGCGAGGAATCAAATCGGCCACAATCCGACGACGGTTGTCTCTTCTGGTTATGGTCTTCACTTTTATTTCTGGTTAGATCGAAAGACTTATCGACTCGCCGAGATTCAACAGGTAAACAAAAGACTCGTTCGCTCTCTCGTTCTCGCCGATCAACAAGTCACGAACACAGGAGAGAGATTGTCTCGACCTCCTGGATCATTCAATACGAAAGCCGGAAGAGTTCGAGAGCCGAGAGCGGTCGAGCTTATCTTTCAAGAGCCGTCGAATCTGTATACTCTCGACGAACTCGATCCGAAATCAAAGTCGAAGACCTTCCGAGGAATCTCCGACATTAAAGAAGCGAGAACGGATATCGATTGGTCAATGGTCGATATGCCGGAACTCGGAGGAACTCTCGACGAGATCTCTCGCGGTTTGACTTCATCCGATAAGATTAAATGTAAGTGTCCGTTTCATGAGGGAAAATCGAAAGAGTCTGCCTTTCTCAAACTCGATTCGACTGGCCGACCGTTCCTTCGATGCGAGTCGGAGAAAGTGACCTATCGTCCGATGGTATGGACTCCTGAACCAGTCCCGTCGGAAGTCATCGTCGAACTCGAAGTCCATCCAAAGAGCGGAAAACCTTTCTCGAACTTCGCGAATCTCCAAACAATTCTCCGGATGGACGAGAGAATCCGCAATCGGTATTGGTGGGACTCTCGTCTTCGAGAATTGAAAGAAGGTAATCGAGCGATTGAAGACCGAGATCTAATCTCTTTGAAAGGGTGGATCGTCAATCAATACGGAATCGAGTATTCTGTCGGAATTCTTCTCGAAGCTGTACAACTAGAAGCTGACAAGAACGAGCGAAATCCATTGATCGAGTATCTCGACGACTGCGCCGAGAATACGGAAGATCGAGAGAACCTCTTCGACGATTGGCTCGTCGTCGCTTTCGGAGCGGAGGATTCCGAACTCCATCGAGCGTATTGTCGAAAGTTTATGATCTCCGCGGTCGCTCGCGCTTATAATCCTGGATGCCGAGTTGATACGGTTTTAACACTGGTCGGAGCTCAGGGCGTCGGAAAGTCGAGCGGGTTTCAATTACTCGCGCCCGACGGTCATTTCTCCGATTCTCATCTCGATTTGAATTCTAAGGATTCTTATGCTCAATTAGCCCGTTCATGGATCTATGAGATCTCCGAGCTCGCATCGTTCACGAAGAGAGAACACGAACTCGTCAAAGCCTGGATTTCGAGTCGAGAAGATGTCTATCGCGAGCCTTATGGTCGACTCCCTATCCGTCGACCGAGACAAAGTGTATTAGTCGCGACGACGAACGACGCGACTCCTCTCTCGGATGCGACCGGTTCTCGTCGATTCTGGATAGTCGATGTCGATACTCTGGACCGAGAGTTTCTCTCGAAACACAAAAGAATTCTCTGGGGAGCTGCGGTTCGAGCGTATAAATCCGGCTCGATCTGGTGGCTCGACGAAGAAGAAGAGACTCTCCGAATCAAAGCGTCGAGAGAGTATCAAAGAGAGAATCCTCTTGTCTCGGCTATTTCGAAACTGGTCCGACTTCATCAATTAGACTCCTCCGAATATCCTGGAGTATTTTCGATAAACGATGTTTTCGATAAACTCGGAATCAAGCCGGAAGATCGACGACGACATCTTCGAAGCGTAAACGATGCACTCATAGAAATGGGAGCAGCTCGATTGAAGCGTTCGAGAAAACTCCCCGGAGGTGGAAATATCATTCATTGGATATCGCCAGGAGAGAAACTCTCTCTCGGTCTTGACTATCGAAGCGAAGAAGAAAGAAAGAGACATCTATCTTCGAAATTGTTCGATCTGCGTTTGAATTCGTCACTCGAAAGTAATACATTAACTAAACAAAGAAACTAGAAAAGGAGCTTTTGAAATGTTTGAAATTGGAATAATCGGAATGATTTCTTCGGTTTGTCTCGCGATTTGCGTCGCTACCTTCCGAGACGAACTCGCGGTCGGATTTGCTTCTCTTATGTCGATTTGTTTTCTTTTAATGTGGGTCTGGTAGTGCTCGGAGTCAACCAAAAGAAAATGCTCTATTCGATGTCGACCGGTATTTTCGACGCTCGCGGACTTCGAATCGTCTCGAATGTGACGAATTCGGAGATCGTTATTCGATCTCTCGTCGAGAAAAAGTTCATCAAAGAGATTCGATTCGATCATTTCGTTTTTTATAAGAGAACGACGACGGGTCGAGCTTCTCTTCATAAATGGGAAAATAAAAATGAATGAATGGACTCATGCAAGCGCGAGTCAAATTAAGACTTTCTCTTCCTGTCGTCGGAAATGGCACATCGAGAAGTTTAGCGAAGTCGAAAGACCGGAGCCGAGCCGAGCTCTTATTCTCGGAAGCGCGGTCCATCAATACATCGAAAACGAACTTCTCGGAAATGATCACGAAGAACCAGTCGACGAGAAAGTTCGCTCGATTGCGGAAGCCGGTCGAGAATACTGGCCGACTGGAGAAATGTTCGTCGAAATGGAAATCGAACTCGAAGAACCGGCGCCCGGTTTCGTCGGCTTCATTGATGTTTATCTTCCGAAACGAAGAGAGATCATCGATCACAAAACTGTCGGAAATTGGAAATACGCTCTAACGGAAGAGCGACTTCGATTCGATCCACAAATGATAATATATGCGAAGAGCGTCGACCTGGACGAAGTCCGGTTAACTCATCTTCAATACTCGACGAAAGGTCGACCGGAATGTCGCCGGATCTCTGTCGTCGTCGACCGAGATCACCTCGAGAGAGAATTCGCGAAGATTGCGAAAGTCGTCGAGGAAATGCGCCCTCTCGCGACGAGCTCCATAACTTCGATTGATGTCGAAGCGAATCGAGACCACTGTTCCGCATATGGCGGATGCCCCTATTTGAAAATTTGCAAAAATAGCCGCCCATTTGAGGCGTTTAATTCCCCCAACAAAGAGAGAAAGAAAATGTCGAAACTTGCCGATCTATTAGCTAAAAGAAAGAATCAAATCGAAGTCGTTCCGAAAGAACTCGAAGAACTTCGAGAAACTCCAGTCGAAGAAGCTCCTCCTCTTCTCGCGAACATCGAAGAAAAAGTCGTTCCGAAANCGAAATCGAAGTCGGTCGAATACGATTATTCAGTCGCTGCGATTGCACTTTCTGAGGAAATGCCNCTCTCGGAAGACGGAATNAAGTCGTTTCTAAAAGGGCATTTCGGATTGAAGAGAATCTCGAAAACTCACATCGAGAGAACTCTCGCTCTCTTGATGGAATCGCCATCGCCGGAGATCGTTTCGGACGACGGCGAAAAATACATCGAATCGAAGAGCGGTTCGAGCGCGACTCCGGTCGAAGAGAGCGAAGAGAAAGAAGAAACGCTCTCTCTCTTCGTCGATTGTTTACCTGTCGGAGAATCTGTTTCGACTCTTTCGGAGTTTCTGTTTCCGTTCGTCGCTTCCGTTCAATCCGAGAACGCCGGACTCGATCCGCTCTTGATGGATTATGGGAAAGGAACTCGACAAGTCGCATCGAAGCTCGACAAAGTTTCGAACTCGATCTCCGGTTCAATCTATATCGACTCTCGGAATCCATACTGGTCGAGTGTTAGTGTAGTTCTCGAAAGTGTCGCTTCGTTAATCGTGCGGGGTGTTCGATGACTAAACCAAAAATGAATTATATTGCGAGCATATCCGGAGGAAAGGATTCCGCGGCTATGGCTCTTCATTTGATGGAGAAAGATATCGAATTCGAATCCGTTTTTCTCGACACTGGATGGGAACATTCGTCAGTATATGAATATCTTCGCGGAGAGTTATCGGATAAGATCGGCCCTATTAAAGAATTGCAACCGAAAACGCCAGATCTCCGACCGGAAATCGAAGAACTCGCGAAACAATTCGAAGAAAGACTCGGACATCCTTCGGCGTTTCTTCGTTTGACTCTCCACAAAGGGATTTTCCCCTCTCGGCTGGTTCGATATTGCACTCGCGATTTGAAAATCGATACCATCAGAAGATATCTAAAAGAAATCGAATATCCGGTTTCCTGTATCGGAATTCGAGCGGAAGAGAGTGTCGCTCGGTCGAAATTACCAGAACGAGAACTTTCGACTTCTATGGGTTGTATGGTTTGGCGACCTCTTATTCAATGGTCGAAACAAGATGTTATCGACATTCATCGACGACATAATCTTGCGCCGAATCCTCTTTATTTGAAAGGAGCCGAGCGCGTCGGTTGTTGGCCCTGCATCTATAGCAGGAAAAGCGAGATTCGATTCATCGCGGAGAAAGACAAAGATCGAATCGACTTGATTCGAGATCTCGAAGCGGCTGTTTCTGTTATCGGAAAAGAAAAGATGGAAGCAAGAGGAAGAGAAATCGAATCGGATCATTATGGTCGGGAAATCGATCCGGATCGTTTTTGGCAAAGAACATTCTTTTACGGAAGATTCGACGAACCTCTTCGAACTATCGATGAAAGAGTCGAATGGTCGAAGACCTCGCATGGAGGAAAGCAGGGGACAATGTTTAGCGAAGACGAACTCGAACCAGGTTGTTTATCATGGGGGTTATGTGATGCCGGATAAGAAAGAAATCAACGCCGTTCTCGTCGTCGTCGATGAATTGATCGTCGATCTCGAATCAGTCAATACGACCGCAATTCGAGACGCCATCGCGAGAGATCATCTCGAACGAGGAAGACTTCGAGCGAGTGTCGTTCGAAGAGAGCTCGATTCAATCCTTTTTAACATTGAACTAAAAGAGAGCGAGGAGAAGAAATGATCCGTTTCATCGATGCCAGAAAACTATTGCCCACCCATCCGACGAAGGAATTCGAAAGACGAGAAGTCGAAGAGATCCTCGGCGGGGTCGTTCATCACACCGCCGGAGACGATACTCCGCATAATACCGCCGCGTATCATGTCGGACCGAATCACATTTCGTCGACTGGTTGTCCTGGACTCTGTTATTCGTTCTACATTACGAAGAGCGCCGACATTCACTGGGCGAATGACATCGAATCGATCACTTGGTCGCAATCGTCGAATCGAAAATATCTCGCGATAGTATGCGGCGGAGATTTCTCGAAAGAGAGTCCGACTTTCGCTCAGGTTTTCGCTCTGTTGTCTCTTTGGGCACATTTGACCGGAAAAAGCCGATCTCCGATCATTCCGGACGAGCTCTATTCGATTTTGCATTGTTCAATCAATGCTATTTATGGTCACCATAATTTTGGAAAACCTGCTTGTCCTGGAATCGTTCTCGAAACTCTCGTCGACGGATTTCGATCTCGATTGAATAAGTTCTCGACTGATTCCGACTGGCAATCCGCACTAAATAAAGCCGGAGCGACTCTCGTCGTCGATGGTATCTGGGGACCTTTATCGAAAGAAGCTCTTCTCGAATTTCAAGAGAAGACCGAGAATCTCGTCGCCGATGGCGTCCGCGGTCCATTATCGGAAGCCTCTTTAATTAAGGCGACCTCTTGAGCATATTAAATCCGATCTCGAAAACTCTTCGTCGACTCGGAGTTCGTCAACGAATGGTTCTTTTCTGGTTACAAGAAACGAAGGTCAAGTCCGACGAGAGAACGACTCTCGCGCTCCAATTATATCTCGGAATAAGTTCTCTCGATGTGAAACAGGCGTCGAAAACTCTTTCGAAACTGAATCTCGCTCGATGGAACGAGAAGAAATCTCTCGTTTTAACCTCCGCCGGTCGAGATTGGCTTCGACTCGCGAAAGAAGATCTTCGACCGAAATTTTCGAGAGTCTATTTTCCGAATCTCTGTCTCCGACAACGACAAGCCCTTCGATTCCTCGCTTCTCCTCGTTGTGTAGATCCTGTCTCGCCTCGTCGATTAGCTTTTCAAATAGGAATTCATCATCCCAAAAAATTGATTGATTCCCTTCTTCTTCGTCGATTGATTTATCGAACGAAAACGAAAACCATCAATCTAACGAAATTAGGTCGCGACTGGGCAACGATAGACCGAGAACGCCGCGGACTCTCTTTGATCTCTTGATCGTGTTACGCTAGATCGAAAAAGGAGTCCACATGTCATCAGGAAACGCGCCGAAATGGATTAAGAATTCGGAAATTCCGATTCCAGACGAATGGAAAGATCGAGTCGAGAAAGCGAAACTCGCTTTCGGAGATTTTGTCGAAAGAGCCACGACGAACGACATCAAAGAAAAACTCTCTCTTTCGGAATATAAAGCTCGCGGAGTTCGTTATCTGATACACAATCCGTATCGATTGGTATCTTCTCGAACTGTCACGGAGATCGAATTCGGCTCGGATGGAGTCGTTCGAGAGCTCCCGAAAATCGAAAGATGGGACCGAGATTCGAAAAATCGGATAACGACTTCCGACCTCTCTTGGGAAGAAGGAGAAGAGAAGTCCGTCGAAGATCTAATCCATCAAAGAACGAGAGTATTCAAAGAGAAAGCGGAAGAGCATCGACGGAAGAAAATAACTCGAATCGATGTCAATATCGACGGACCTATCGCGATTTGTCATCTCGGAGATCCCCACGTTGACGACGAGGGGTGTAATTGGCCCGAACTCTTGAAAACTGTCGAGATTATCTCTTCGACTCCTGGTTTCTATGCCGGAAACATCGGAGACACCACGAATAACTGGGTCGGTCGCCTCGAACGATTATATGCCGATCAATCGACAACATTCGACGAAGGAGTTCGTCTCGCTGAATGGTTGTTGACCTCTCTTCCGTGGGTATATGTCATCCTCGGAAATCATGACCTGTGGAACAAAGGAGAAGCGATAATTCGACGAATTCTTCGAGATTCGAAATCGGCTGTTTGCACTCCTGGCGCCGCTCGAATCGAGCTCGTATTTCCGAAAGGAGAGAAGATTCGACTCTTCGCTCGTCACAATTTCAAAGGGAATTCTTCTTGGAATCGCGCCCACGGTCCACTAAAAGCGGCGAAAATGGATGGATGGGGAGATATTTATATTCAAGGTCATAAGCACGTCTGGGCGTCTCATCAACACGAAGGAAACGACGGTCGACCTCGATGGAGTTTAATTGTCCGCGGTTTTAAGTTTTTCGACCATTTCGCCGACGAGCGCGGATTCTATGAACACGAACATGGTTGTTCGGTAACGACGATTATCGATCCGACTGCTCCTCCGACCGAGAGAGTTCGAGTCGTTTGGGATATCGAAGAAGCCGCGGACCTGTTGAAACATCTACGGAAAAGAGCCGGATATCGTGACTGAAACCGAAAGAATCGTCGCGCTAGATTTGAACGATGTCTCGGAAGGAGATCGACAAGAACTCTCTCAATTTCTAACGAGACCAGGATCGAAAGCGAAACTTCGAGAAACTCAAATCGACGCCCTCGTTCGAATCTGTCGCAATCGCGGCGGGTTAATCGCTGCCGGAGTAGGGCATGGAAAATTCTTGATTTCCGCTCTAAGTCCGACGATTTGTTTTAGTCTTCGAGCTCTTCTTCTCGTTCCGGCTTCTCTCGTCGAACAAACGAGAATCGAAATCGAAAGATGGAGAAGAGATTTTCGAATAATCTCGAACGATAAACTCTTCGTGATGTCTTATTCTTCACTTTCGACCGCGAGCGGAAGATTCGTTCTTCGAGATTATAAGCCCGACCTCATCGTCGCGGATGAGTGTCATAAGCTCCGGAGAAGAGAGAGCGCGAGAACGAAGAGAGTTATCGAATATTTCAAAAATAATCCGACCGCTCGATTCGTCGGTCTTTCTGGAACTTTGACCGCTCGATCTTTGAGCGACTTCGATCATCTGTCCGAACTCGCTCTTCGAGAGAATTCTCCTCTTCCTCGAACTTGGCGGTCGATGCGTAGTTGGTCGCGCTTGATTGATGTTCGTCCAGACGAGAAGCCCGGGCCGGCGGATTATCGCGAAATGAAACCTCTCTTCGACTGGGCGAAAGATGATAGACCGAGAGAAGCCTTTCGGAAACGCTTCGTCTCCTGTCCTGGAATCCTCGCGACGACTTCTTCTTCTTTCGAAGGATCTCTCGAAATCTTCTCGCATCAATACGAAGCTCCGGACGAAATTCGACGAGCTCTTCGAAAACTCGACGAAGAATGGAGAACTCCGGACGGAAGAGATCTCGAATCTCCGCTCGATGTCGCTCGAATTCGAAAACAACTATCCGCCGGTTATTGGCTCCGATGGGACTGGCCGAATGGAATCGTCGATTTCGAATGGCTCGAAGCTCGAAACGAATTTTCGAGAGAAGTCCGTCGATTTCTGAAATACAACAAAAGAGGAATCGACTCGGTTTATCTTGCGGAACAATGCGAGAACAAACCGAGTTATCTCCAAAAAGCATTTGATAAATGGTCGAGATTGAAATTCATCAAACCTCCTCCGGTCGTCGCGGAAGTAATCAGTCGAAAACCGCTCGAATTCGCGTTCGAAATCGCGAAAACGAGAAGTCGACCTTCTTTGATCTGGTCGAACTCTCCGAAATCGCTCTCTTTCTATCGTGACGAACTCGACATCGAATCTTACGAAGCCGGACGAACTATTCCACTCGAAGACCGCGGGACGCGAAATATCGCGCTTTCTCGTCAAAGTTTCGGGACTGGATTGAATCTCGACGGATGGAGTTCTAACGTTTTGGTCGGTATTCCTGCTAGTGCGGCTGGGTTCGAACAACAAATCGGAAGAACTCATCGACCAGGACAACGAGAAGATTCGGTCGAAGTTCATATCGTCTCGCCGGACTGCGAGTCGACTTCGAAAGCCCTCTCGCAATTAAGACGAGATGCGAAATATCTCGAAAGTGTATCCGGTCAAAAGACGAAAGTTTTTCTCGCTCGATGGATTGCGTTTCGTTCGTAGTGCGTTATTTAGAAAGAGAGACGAATGGTTCGTCTCTTGTGCGTAAACTTGAAAAATAGGAATGGAAAAAATGGGTATTTTTGCCGGAATTAAAGATCAAAGCTCGAACAATCAATCGACATATTTGTCGGCTGGTTCTTATCTTCTCGAAATTATTTCGATTCGTCTCGTCGAATCGAAGAAATCCTCGGACGAATTCTTCGTCGTCGAAGCTCGCGTCGTCGAGTCAAGCGGAGAAGATTCAACGAAAGACGGAGAAGAAGTCGCTTGGGTGTTGAAAATGGGCGGTCGTTATCCTGAGTCGGCTCTAAAAGATGTCAATTCATTTTTGAAAAGCGCGACCGGAGCGAAAGACGGAGACATCGACGAAGAGTTCGTCGAAGATATCCTCGAAGGAGACGGAGAGAAACTCGTCGGATTTCCTGTCCGATGTGATGTGATTAATAAAGTCACGAAGAGCGGTTCGAACTTCTCGAAGCATCATTGGAAAGCGCCAGTCAATACAGAAGAACCCCCCTTCTAAAAACACTAGTCCGACTAGAGATCATAGGACTATCAAAATAAATATAGGATATCTCCGAGCGGGTGAAAGGCCCGCGTTCTCTATCCTCCGAGAGTCAATCAATGGAATTCGAAGCGTTCGACACCGAAACACATTTAATCGGCGAAAGAATGAAAGCGCCGAAACTTGTTTGTTCGTCCTACGCGACGACGAAATCACTTCTCGGATATTCTGATTCTCTCGATTATTTCGAGAAACTACTCGACGACAAAGAGAAAACACTCGTCGGTCATAATGTCTCGTTCGATCTTGGAGTCTTCGCCGCGGAAGATCCGGATCGATTTCTCTTTCGAATCTTCCGAGAACTCGAAGCCGGAAGAATTCGAGATACCAAAATTCGCGAACAATTATTGAACCTGTCGACCGGTCGACTCCGATTCGATCCGGAGACGAAGCGCCGGTCGTCGTATTCTCTCGGAGCTCTCGCCGAGAAGCACTTCGCGAAGTTCCTCGATAAGAGCGAAGACGGATATCGGCTTCGATACAATGAACTCGATCCGGAAGATGTCGAGAACTGGCCGAATCGTGCTCGAAAATACGCAATCGAAGACGCGAAGACGACTCTCGATCTCTTCGAGCATCAATCGAGAAGATTCGGTTCGGATAAGATCCTCGACGAAATCAATCAAACGAAAGCGGATTTCGCTCTTCATTTGATGTCGATTCGCGGCTTCTCGACCAGTATCGACAAAGCGAAAGAACTCGAAGAAAAACTCTCGAAAGAAGTCAACGAAGCGAGAGAAGCTCTTCTCGAATCGAAACTCTTTCGACCGTCCGGATCGAAGAATCTCTCGGAGATTCGAAGAAGAGTCGTCGAAGCATATTCTCCGGACCCCGCTCCGAGAACTGACAAAGGAGCGATTTCGACCTCTCGACAAGTTCTCGAAGAATCAAACGACGAAGATCTTCGACTCCTCGCCTCGATTGGAAAGAGCGAGAAGCTCCTCTCGACATATATTCCGACTTTGAAATCTGGTTCCGTTCATTGTCGATACTCTGTTTTGATGGAGTCAGGAAGAACGAGCTCTTCGAAACCGAATATCCAAAATTTGCCGAGAGCCGGCGGGATTCGAGAATGTTATTCCGCTCGACCTGGATTCGATTTATTCGCGATTGATTATTCGACTCTCGAACTTCGAGCTCTCGCTCAAATTTGTCTCGACTTGTTCGGAGTTTCCGAAATGGCTCGTCGAATCAACGAAGGAGAAGATCTTCACCGAGCACTATCCGCGAAGATTCTCGGAGTCGATTATCATGACGAGAGAGCACTCGAATCGCGACAATTCGCGAAAATTGCGAATTTTGGCTATCCTGGAGGAATGGGATCTTCCGCTCTCGCTTCGACTGCTCCGAACTATGGAGTCGAAATGTCGGTCGAACAAGCGGAAGAACTTCGAAAACACTGGTCGGAAACTTGGCCGGAAATGCGAGATTATTTTCGATTCATCAACGACGCGCTCGGATATTCCGGTTCTGCGACGATTACTCAAATCAGAAGCGGAAGAATCCGCGGAAACTGCTCGTATACTGCCGCCGCCAATACACTCTTTCAGGGACTCGCCTCCGAGGGATGCAAACTCGCTCTTTTCAATACTGCGAAAGAATCCTATTCGACTGGAGATTTTTATTGTCTCGCGTTCATCCACGACGAAATAATCATCGAGGCGAAGAGCGAAAAAGCGGCGAAAATAGTCGCTCAAATCATGATCGATTCGATGAAAGTTTACACTCCGGATATTGAAATCGAAGTCGAAATCAACGGACCCATGAAATTTTGGAGCAAATGAAATGAGAATCGGATCTCTTTTCGCCGGAGTCGGCGGTTTAGAAATGGGACTCGAAGCCTCCATCGACGGAGCTTCGACGATCTGGCAAGTCGAACAAGATCCATACGCTCGACAAGTGCTCGAACGACACTGGCCGAAAGCCTCTCGGACTGTTCTAGATGTTAGGAAAGGAAATTCGGAAACCCTCGCTCCGGTCGATTTGATCTGCGGCGGGTTTCCTTGTCAATCAATCTCAAACGCGGGAAAGAAAGATGGATTCAAAGAAGGATCAAAAAGTTCTCTATGGTTCGAAATGTCTCGGATTCTGGGCGAAATTCGACCGAGATTCGTCGTCTTGGAAAATGTCGCAGCTATCACTTCTATCGACGGAGGAAGAGTTCTCGGAAGAGTTCTCGGAGACCTGGCCTCGATGGGGTACGATGCGGAATGGTATCGTCTCGGAGCTTCCGACGTCGGCGCACCACATCGGCGCTGGCGCTGGTTCCTTATCGGATGGTTGCCCGTGGCCGACTCCGCTCGCCTCGGACAAAGCGGCCGACAATCGAATCCGAGAAACATTTTCGAACCTCCCTCAAATCGTCCATCAGAAAGAAGCAGAGAAAAACAATCTATGGCCGACTCCCTGCGCGGCGGACAAATTCCGAACGGAGAAAGGAGCTCGGAACAGAGTCGAAGCCGGACACCAAATCGACCTCCCAACGGCGGTCGCTCTATGGCCGACACCGACCGCGCACAATGCGAAGGAGAAAGGATGTCCCGCGGAGTGGAATCGGAATTCGGACAATCTAACCGTTGCGGCAATCAAAAAGAACTGGCCGACACCTTGCTCGTCCGACAATCGCGACAGGGGCAACCTCTCGAATCCGTCAATACAAAGAAGGATAACAATAGGAAAACAGGTGAGTCTTTCTCAATCGATGGAAACCAGTGGAAAACTGAACCCGCGCTGGGTCGAGTGGTTAATGGGTTTTCCTCTCGGGCATACATCAACGACCGACTTCGATGTCTTGGCAATGCAGTCGTTCCTCAATGCGCGTTCGTCATCGGACGACGACTCCAAGAAATAAGAGAGATCATCAATGCGCCCTGAATTTTTAGCGATTGATCCTGGTCTCCGGAAATGCGGAGTCGCTCGATTCGATTATCTTCACCGATTGATTGACGCGAGAACCGTTCGGATTCCGACCTCGGCGAGAGATCTTCGCGGCTCGAAGGCATGGCTCGAAATGGGAGCGAAGGTTTTCGGATATCGGAATAATGCGGAAACTCTAATAATCGAGACCATGCAAGTCGACGCCCGAACGAATAACAAAGTCGGAGATCTTCTCGAAGTTCAAGGGGTCGTCGGAGTGTTAATCGGAATCGCGTCGTCTTTGAACATGAAAGTCGAAGCGTTCACTCCGAGACAATGGAAAGGCTCCGTTCCGAAAGCAGTCACGAAGAGAAGAATTCTCGAAGATCTTCTTCTCGAAGAGAAAAACGCAATCCATCCGAGAGCGACCCACGACGCGTTCGACGCCATCGGAATCGGATTATATTATTTGAATGATAGGAGATAACTTATGCCGGAAATGAAAAACACATCCATTCGACTCGACGAAGATAGCAAACAACGAGCGGACGATTTGATTATTCCTCTTATGCTCGCGCCTCGATATGCTCTCGGTATGCGACCGAAACGAAGCTCCGTTCTCCGTCTCGCGATATTGATCGGACTGGAATATCTCGAAAACGAACTCGACGAGATCATCGGAGAAGCCGTGAACTCGAACGAGAATTGAATCTTTTATTTTCGAAAAAGACTTGATTCTCTTTCGAGAATATCCATAATGGAATCATGGTCGCGAGATCATACGAAACCAGAAACAAAGGAAAATCGAAAATGAAAAAATCAAAGAAAATATACGTCGTCAATCCATACACATCGACTCCGGAAGCCTTCACCAGTGCGAAGAAAGCAGTCGCTCGCGCTTTCGAAGCCGCCGAAAGTTATGTTTCGAGTCAATACAAACCCGGTGTTTTTCTTATTGGAGGCGATACGAATCTTTGCGAACCCTTCGGGACGTCTATGTCTTCTGAAAAAGAAACCGCTCGATTCCTTAGAAATCGCGAAGGTTACGAAGAGTATACGAAATTTGATATTTGTAAAGAGAACGGCCCAATAACGGAAACAGGAATTACAATCGAAGTTCTTCTTCTCAGATAATCCGCGAATCTCCGGTCGGAAACCTCGCTCCATTCGAACGAGAATTGATTCTTTTACTTTTTCGCTTCTTCTTTCAAAGAGTCGAGAAGTTTTTTCGCTTGTCCGCTCATCATACCAGCGCGGTCGACATAAGATTGACCGAAAATATAAGAGATCACAATCGAAGTCGTCGAGATTATCAAAGTCGTTGGATCGACTCCGGACAAGTTTCCGAGCGCGTCTCCGGCGACGGGTGCAAGCGCGGAAGCGAGGGCTATCCAAAATTTCCGACTTTTGAGTTTTTCTAACATGGTTATTCACCTTTGTTTGGGTTTGTTACCGCTCTATGAATCGACGAGAGTTTATCCTCGACAGTATCGAACCTGCGGTCGATTCGACGAATTGATGTTTTATAAGCGTTTCGATCCTCGATATGTTCGTTCATTTGTTCGCGCCACCTGGACTCGATACTTTCGATGTATTGTTTCGCCATCGGAATAAGATGTTTCGTTATAATCAAGTATGAACCATAGAACAACAAAGCGAAGACGACGAGAGCTCCGCCGGGACCGGTCAACGATTGAAGAATAATCTCGACGGTCGATGGTTCCATTTCAATCAATCTCCAAAATCAAGAATCAAAAGTTCGAGAATTACTTCTCTCTCACTTATCCATTTAACACTCCGAACGAGACACACGCGAGAAGAAATC